TCCGGCCCCGCCGGTTACCGTTACAGCGCCGCCCGCACCGGAGGTCGCACCTCCCGCGCCGCCCGTTACGGTAGCTGCCCCGCCGACTCCTTCCGCTCCGGGCTGTCCGCCGAGAAGCGCCGCAGCTCCGCCCGCGTTGGCCGCCGTGGAGGATGTGCCGCCCTTGAGGGTAGATGATCCACCCTGAGCCGCAGCAAGACCGGCTATGACACCAGTCGCGTCTGCGAAGGACTGGTCGGCGAGCGGTGACGAAATGGTCGGGGCTGCCGCGACTTCGTAGTAAACGACGAGCTCAAGAGACTCGACGCGCACCGTTGTCGCGTAAGTGTACGCTGCCGATACGTATTCCTCTCCGACGTCGGTCGTTTCCGTGAGTGCCCATGACGCGGGCTGATTCGGGTACCCGGTAAGGGAATAGAGTTTTGCTTGACCGGCCGACCATATCGCAATCTTTTCCCCTGCGGGGATCGCGATATCTTTTACGCCGTGTGCTCCAATGTAATACGACATGTTCCAACTCCTTTAGGTCTGGCTGAACAGCATTACGCCGTTCATTTCGGTATTGAGGTTTACAAGGCCGAATATCGTATCGATACGGATATAGGTCTTGCGCGTCATGATGTCGTATTGCTTTTGCATCACCAATTCCAGGCCGCTTTCAGTGGTCATCCTGCGCACCGCTACTCCGTTCGGTTCAATCGCAAGACGTCCGGGAAGAATCTCGATCGAATCGCGATACCAGAACGGGTTCAGGTCGGCCGCAACGGTATTGAGGAACACGATGAGGGAGTTCGCCGCTGCCGTGTTAACCACACAGTTTTGGTACTGCAACTCCGCGTCGGTTCCGCCCTGAGCGGAAATGATGGGGGGCGTAATGGTAACGTGAGTTCCATCATCCACGCTCACCACTCGAAATGTTTTGAGCTGACCAGTGTCAACCTTCGTGATCGGGTGAACCGAGTTTACCCCCGTAATGGTGAAACGATCACCAGCCGCGGCACCCGTAGTATCCGACCACGTGACACGCTGATATCGATTGTCGACGTTAGATTTTTCACCGGTCGTCGCCACCGAAACGGCTTTCGGTGTGTAGTACATTGCGTCGGCAACACGCGTGCCGATCGTAAGCGCCACGCCACCTGCCGCAGCAAGTCGACCGGCGTAATCTAGTTTGAGTACGTCGAATCCGGCGATACCTTCTCCGACAAGCGCCCGTTCATAGGCGGTCTGTACCTTCCCCGAAACGGTCGCACGGCTCGCAAGGTTCCCGGCCATCGCGTTGTAATTCCTGCTCGAGAGAGCGATGTACCGATAATCCATCGGGACGCCGTTTTCGTTCATGAGCGAATCACACAAGGCAATGTCATCGAACCCGGTCGCCGCTACGGTGCGTTTGACGGTGAGCGAGCCCGTTCCAGCGACGGCGAGCGCAGCTACGTTTATCTGCGAAGCGAGGGTTTGTTTTGCGGCCGTTTGGATTTTTCCCTCTTTCGAGGCGTCGCGCATTTCTGTGGAGCTCATCGGCCACGAAGCGTGCTTGTCGTATCCTATGGTCGCAGGAACGGAAAGCTCAGTAACGTCGTCAAAGTCGCCCGTTGCATCCGATCCATCATGACTCTGCATGACGATCTTCATCGGGCGCCAAATAACGTCGCCGGTCCTTTCCATTGTGGTCTGATCGGTGTCGTACTTCTTGATGGTCTTCGACATGACAAGAGCGTCGTCGAAACCGAGACCGGCCTCCTCAAAGGCTACAATCTCTTGTTTGCTAAAATCGTTGGGCATTTTGGCCCTCCAAATGAAAGTCTGGCGATCCTACGATCACCATTAGAAACTCTCATCCTTTGGGCCGGACGGTTAGCCGATAGGTCTTGTCAAAACAACCGAATTAGGGTACGGCGTCCCCGAATACTACTTCCTCTTGCCTCTCAGATATGCTAAAACCTTCGTACTATCACCAGTTCTTTCCGCTTCCGCTCGGAGTCTCGCAAGCGTGGAATCGGAGGTACCGGCCGCGCTTCCGCTGCTCGACACTCTTTTCTCTGGCAATACGCTCGGCTTCTTGCTCACCTTTATGTCCTTCTCTTCAAGTCGTGCAATCTCCATCGCGAACCGAACCGGGTTTTTAATGGCCGCCAACCGCTTGATTTCCGTCTCGTTCTTTCCGAGCGCGTATATTACAAGGGTCGGGTCCTTGCACTCCTGGATAATTATACTCTGCTGTACCGTATTTAGCAAGTTGCTCGCCGTAAACTCAGCGTCCTCGTAGTCGTCAAACTTTTTGCTTAATCTGGCTGTCTTATACGCCGACATTTTCTCGGTCCATTTTTCCTTATCAGCCCTTTCGGCTACTTCACGTTCGGCCGCCTCCGCGTCATGTTTGGCTTTTACCTGAAGCCATCCCATCATTTTTGACTTGAACTTGCCTGTGTCGTAGAGCACATCTTCGTCGTCAAGCGTCGGTTCGGGCGGAAGCGTCTCCGTCTGTACTTGCGGGGCTTGCGCGTTTAACTGCGCCTTGATAGACGCAAGCTCTCGGCGAGTATCACGTATTTCCTTTTCTTTGTTGCGGTACGCAGTGCGTATTTTCTTGATGACCGGCGTATCGTCTTCGTGCTCTTCCTCTATGTCGTCGGCCTCTTCGGTCGGATTCTGGTCTCCGATGGTGACGACAAGCCTTTCGGTTTGAGGCTCGACTACTTCTTCGGTCGGCTCGCTGGCTTGCTCTTCGCCTTCCTGCCCTTCCGCTTGCTCGACTACCTGTTCGTCGACGCCCTCTTCGGTCTGCTCTTCTACTTCAATTCCCTCTGCCATTCGATATCCTTTCTCGTCCATTAACGCGCCGGGACGGGCGGCACTTGAGGCGGAACTACGGGAGCTTCCATCCCGCGCGCCTCTTTTTCTGCCTTAGCCAATATTTCTATAGTCTGCGCCTTGATCTTCTCTACCTCTGCAAGCGCCTTTTGCGCGTCGGCCTGGGCCTTCTCGGCCATGGCCATGAGAGCTTCGGCGTTCGGGTCTGGCTGTTTCGCGGCCTCGGCTTTTGCTTGATCCATCTGTTGACGTTCCTCGTCGGTAGGCTTCTCGACTCCCATCTGGACAAGCTGTTTGCGGGAATAGTCGCGAAGGCCCCCCATCCCTTCGCCTTCTATGTTCATTCCCCAAGTAGCAAAAAGTATCGACCTGGTCTGTTGGTCCTCTTGAGGTATGTATGGCATCATCCCTGTGATCTGGCGTATTACAGCCTCGCGCCTGGACGCCGTAGAAGGACCTACCGATATAAATACATCCATGTTAGCACGCGAGAAATCGTTGCCGTATACAAGCGCGCCTTCCGGACCTTTCGCATTATTCATCAGCTCGATGGTCCCGGCCTTATCTGCCGTATCGACAGTCTTCATCTTACGCTTAGGCTCTACGTAAATGTCCTTTGCCTTAGAAAGCCATATCTCGGCCTCTCGCTTGATGGACATTGCCATATTGGAATGACCGATAAACGTACCCATTCCGATGTAATTCTGTTGGAGCTCCATCGCCTTACCGGAAATGTTTGGTATTACCTTCTCGCCCTCTTGCTGGTTCCCTAACAATTCTTTTTGGTCCTGCTCTACAATTGCCATAAGCGCGGCGAGAGCTTCGGGAATCTGTGGGGGCTCAGTGTATCCAATAGGACCTGCGGCAACCTTCGTTCCGTCTGTGTTCATCATTGGGTTTACGAGCATGTACGCATAGTTTTTTATGTTATCTTCGGCCCAATAATCCTCAAGCCCTGAAACCTGCTCGGGCGTAAGTATGGGCTTCTTAACAGACGAGTACGCGCTTATTTCCGCAAGCTTTGATATTAGCATATTTTTAATGCGCTGCACGTCTTTAACTAGACGAAGGTGACCGACACACCTTTCAATCCCATCAATAACAACGCGTTTCCAGTATACGGGTACAATCGGGATATGCTCACCGGCTATGATCCCGCAGTCTTCAAGGACCTTGTTCCCCGAAAGTATGTACTTATGCACGACGCAGCGCTTAACTCTTCGGCGCCTAACTTCTCGATACCCGGTAGCCTCAAGCAATTCAAACTTTTCTGCGTCAAGCTTTGATAGTTTTACACGCTCTTCCTTCTTGTCGGGGCCTTCGTATATTACGATCGTCTCTCCGACGTCTTCAACTTTGTAATATTCGGCAATGCGCACCACGTCTTTTTCATACCAATCGTATTCAATGCCGAGCGTGCTCTTGGTCGTTGCCCACTCAGCCGGTTCGTCGTCCGGGTACTCTTCCTTGAATGCGCTCGGCGTCTTCGACATAATAACAAAGCAATGTTTCGCGTCTGACTTGTCTTGCCTTTGAGCGTCAAGGTCAAACCATACTGACTGATCGGCGTCGTATATCGGCTCCATCCGTATGCGTTGCTTGTCGTTGTCGGGATCGTATTCGTCTTCGTATTCGGTATATAGTCGGTACGCCCCGAACCCTCCACGCGCAGCTTCCTCAAACGCGTTGTTGTGCGCTTCCTCCGACTGCGAGTCCTGTTGATCCGCTCGGAAAAGACCGTCGCACATATCGGCAAGCTCGTCGTCGGCTATACCGTTGCGCGGGACAAAGTCAGCGGTAATCTTGTTGTTTCGGTAGTCGTTGACAATTCTCTGTACTGCTAAGTCGCCTTTGTTTACTTCATACATCGGTTTGTTTTTGAACTGTTCTTTAAGATTTCCTTCATACTGAGCGCCCGGTATAATCGAAAAGCGCCGGTCCTGTCTGCACTGCTCACGCTCGGCGTGGTAGGCGTCGTATATCGCGTCGTATTGCTTGAGCGCATCGGCGTGGATTTCCTTTTGCTTCTCTTCCTTCGTTGGTCGGCCAGTTGTTTCTGACTCGTCGCGTTCTTCGTCAACGTTAGGCACGTGGTACCTCTTTTATATGGCCATTCTCATAAAGAGTATTATACACTCCACGCGTGCAGGATGACAAGAAATAAGCAAGACGCTCCTCATCTTCCCCTATTTCGTCTCCGTAATCCATCCCATACTTCATAACGCACCTTTCATGGGATGTCGCAACATGCAAACATTCGTGAGCAACTACGCCAACGCCTAGAGCGTCCTCGGCAAGAAACAAGTACGCAAACGGACCATCGATAGATATAACAGGATGGACAAGCCCACGTGTTTCGTCCCATCCATCGTGAGGTATTTCACATTTCCATTCATTGAATAGTTTTTCTATGTGAGACCGCATGTCCTCTGAAGTCTTTGACACATGCAATTCAAAGTAATCATTCCACCGGTCACGTTCCATTTTGTATACGGCGGTCTCGCCTTTCTTCACTTCTTTCCGCCCTTTCGCTTCCCGCCCTTCTTGCATCCCATGACTACCACCTATTAGCGATCGGCATAGCGCGCACTTCCTGCGCCCTCGGCTTCGCTATTGCTCGAATGACATTATATAGTCCGTATCTCACGGCGTCAATCGAATGGTTGTCTTTGTCAGGATACCGGCTTATTACTTTACCATCGCGCGTCACCTCAAGTGAGTAGTTGATAAACTCTGACGCAGCAAGAGGGCATGATGTAGGATCAATGATGATCTTCTCAAGGTCCGCTAGCCACTTCACCCCATGCTCAACACTTCCCGGTGCCTTCTCGGCTCCCATTATATTCAAGTTGTAGTCAAGCCTGAGCTCATCAATGCTTTTCGGTTCTGCCTTGTCCGCAAACGTCAGTATACGTTTCTGGTCAAGCGTCATCTTTTCGGCAAGCATACGGTTGGATAACCCTATACCGCTTATCTCTTCGAATATCCACAAAATGCGCTTCTTTGGGTCGTAGTACATGCGATTGAAAGCGAGAGGATCGACGGCATACCCGAAGTCGAGGCCCTGATGAAGATCCCCAAAACACGACTTTTCCTCTGCGGTTATTGGACGAACCTCTACATTGTTGAATATCTCAAGCCCTGTTCCCACTTCTTCCCCCAGGTATTCATGACGATACGCGACCTCGTTCGTGTTGCGCAGGTGCTCGGCATCAGTCAGGAACCGTTCGCCTAGCCATTCCTTCGGTACAGTGCGGTAGTCGCTTGTGTGAACGTATCTCCCTGGCTTAGGTAGCATGACTTCTTGATTTACCCATGACCGCAATGATTTAGGCGGGTTGAAAGATGCTAGAAATATTTGTTTTTTATCAGTCCCGCGGAAGTAAGACTGAATAACCGAACGCGTATCGCCCATTCCTCCATATTGGTCTATTTCTTCAAACCATAAATACTTTACATACCCGCGCGCTATTTTTGCCGACTTGGATTTTTTCGGCCTGTCGGCACCTTTGAATAATATTTTTTGGCCTGTTGATAAATGAGTAGCACACATAGGAGATGTTGTAAACTTCCAGAAATCCATGATCCCTAACTCTATAGCCGCCCATTGCATCTGAGAAAATACCGTATCGCGCATTTCGTTTTCATATCGCCGACATATAACCGCGTTTGCGTCTTTATCAGACACAAGCCCAAGCATTATCTCGACGCTAAAAAAACTAGACTTGCATGACCCTCGGCCACCCTTACACCACACCTCTTCATACTCATCATGGCGCATTGAGTCATGAAGATCATAAAATGACGGTGCTATTATCTCGGTTAGGCGGGCCATTACTTCTTTTTAGGGATGTCGTCGATGATCTGGACGGTGCCGCTATGCTCTATCTCTGTTTTATCCGTCCAATCCTTTCGGAACCTGCACGACATGTTTTTAGACCACAGCCGATCATTGAACTTATCTTTAGTCGAAATATGGTTCTCTGAGTCGTATTCCTCATGATCGAAAAGGTTCTCGCGGCCCTGCCTTTCCCACCATGCTTGCGATATGTGTATCCCGCGCGTTAAGGCGTCGGAAAACTCAGGGTGAACCTTTGCCCATTCGTATAAAGTATCCTTATGCTGCCCTATCTCTACAGCTACTTCGACAACCGACTGCCCTTTCTTAAACCGGTCCGTGAAGCCTTCAAGTATGGCAGGATCATAATCCGTCGGCCTTCCGCCCGCGTGCTTTTCTTTAGGCAGACCGGCCGTCCCCTCAGTCTTTCCCATGTCTTGCAATATAATCCTTTTTGGCTGTTTCCACAAGTTGCTTACGCGTTGCGTTCATGTCGGTTATCAATGCCTCAACCTTCTTTACGCACATTTTAACGTCTAGCACTGGCTTTTTGCTTTCCATGGTGTTTACCTCCATTCCCTTCGATTGCGCTAGTCTTTGGTTTCTAGGTGACCATCAAGGTAGTTTATGCCAACAAGAACGAACGACCCTACTATAACAGCCAGCTTATACCATTCAACCGTCTGTGGTGTTGCCATAATAACCAACATAACAATCCCATTTGCAATTGTCGCATATGGCCTAAGTTTGCTTTTCTTGTTCACATCATACCTCCGTATGGTACGTATGCGTGATTACGGTACTTGCGGACAGCCTTGACGTACTTCACTCGCTTATAATGACGGTTCACATCTGTTATAATAACGTCCGCCCTTATTTTTAAGCTTTTTATATCATTACTTATCTCTACTTTTACGGGACTGCTTTCTAAACCCATCCTGTACGTTCTATCTTCTATTTCTTTTAGTATCTGTTTTCTTGAGGTGTAATAATCAAAGAACAATGCCATATGTACCGTCATTTCTCACCCTCTATCCTAAGCGTGAAGCACTTTGGGCACGCGCACTTCATGCTTTTCATTTCTTCTCCTTTGTTTCCTCAAGCGCCTCGTCTGCCATCTTTAATACTACCTGTCGTACATCTTTCCAGTCCCGAGGCGTCATGTCTTCCATGGCCCTCAAAAACACTAAAGCCGTACGCAACTTGTCCCGTTGCTGTATTGTTTGTGTTAGCCACCGATCCGAGTTCTCATACATTATGCGGTACTTATCTCCATCGCTTGCCTTAGCCCACTCCTCGCCCTTAATTGCCGCCCTTGCTATTTTTATTTTTTCATCAAGCATGTCTTTACATTTTCTATGCTGATCTGTTACCCCCTGCATACAAATCTTACTAAGCGCCGCTAGTAACCCATCGCGTTGCTGTATTACATCGGATAGCGTCCTTTGTGCCTCAGCCCCAAGCCTATAAGCCCTCATAGCCGTATCGCTGTTCATTGCGTCCATTCCTTTACGCTCTTCAAGCTCAGCCTCGAGAACCTTTACCCTACCCGCCAATATCATATTGATACCCTGCGATTCCGCCGGCGTGTCATAGTTCCTTGCCCCGCAGTTCGCGCAGGCCGGGACCATGTCGCTATTAGGGTGGGATGGGTCACGCGCTACGGCGTTCACCATCAACTCAACCCCACATTGCAAGCAATATCTTTTATCGTTCATCTTTCACTTCCCGGATAAACAGCTTGAGCCGTTTCCCTTTGTTGTCTGTAAAGGTCATATCGCCACCGTCGGGCATAAGCGTTATGCTACAGTTTCCGTTTCCCCAATAGTCGTTTATTAGTATGGGTTCGTCGTCGTCGAACTTAAAATAAAGGCCCCTATGCTTACCCGGTACAATCGTACCGTGTATGATTTCATCGGTGTGATCAATCATCTTTCACCCCCTTATCGCTTAGAAACGCCTCGCCTCCGTTTGCGTATTCCCTCTCCACCAGCGCCCACTCAATAAAATATTCGGAGTTAAGCGCGAGGCTCGTCCCGTCCGTGAAGTCTATCGCGAGGTTGTCATTCATGCCGTCCATTTTTCGCACGCCGGAAATGGTCTTGCCTGTTACCGCTTGCGAAAACTCGGGGATATCTTCGTCGTCTATTGAACACCCATTCATATCTTCCTAACCTCCCCGGCTATCCTCGTCGTCCTCTTCTCAAGCGTGCCGTCTTTCTTGACCCGCCACCCTCGCAGGTTCCAGCTCTCATATCCGCTTATCTCGTAGGTCTCGCCGTCTTGAGTGACTCGGCACCCTATGGGGTACTCTGCCCACTTGATTTGCAACAGGCGCCGGTCTATCTGGTTCACACGGGCTTGGAGTTGGCCCATACGGCGTTGAAGGTCTCCCTTTTCACTGCGGAGCGCGTGCGCTTCCTTTGCGGTTTCTTCGGTCATGGCTTAATCCTCTTCACGTCTATCTTGAGCGTTCCGCATTGTGGGCAGTAGTAAACATCCTTGCTGTCACTGTAGGTAGTGAAAAGCTCAGTCAATATGGGGAAGTTGTTACCGAAGTTTGACGTGCTGTCTTTCTTCTCGTATCCACACGCTTCGCAGGTCATGGCTTAGGCTCCGTGGGTGGTTCGTCTTTTGGCTTATTAATTACGCACCTTGCCTCTGAGCAGTGTTCGCCGTTAGTGTCCCACCATAAAACATGGAAATGTGATCCTTCGCATATAACATGATCGACCCATATTACATTGCCTTTCCCCATCTCCCGCTCGTATGCCGCGCTTGCCTGTTTAGGTGTCATATCTCGCTCCATGGCTTTGCGTTTCCGCCTCTTACGAATGGCTTCACCATGCCACTATTAAGGGCAAAATTAAGGCTCATACACGCACCTTTCGACAGTATGTCATCACCACTAACAACACCAGCCCAAGCCGTTCCATCCAAGCAAAACAGCACCGCCTGGCCGTCCGTCGGCTTCCATGCGGGGATACGGCGGACTTCCAGGTCGTCGGATTTGTAGTATACGGCACCGGATGGGCTGCTTATCATGATAACTTTTCCGGTTCTAAACTGTTCAAGCTCTCCGGGTTTCTGTTTCGCGCTGCGGAACTCGACTTCCTCGCCGATCTTGAAGTAACCGGTGGGTATAACGGATTCTGAATGGTTAGACGTTCTTGGGTATCCATTTGGCCCGCTCGTGCTTCCAGTCGTCTCTCCGGCGTAGTGGCGGCATCCCTGGAACATATCCATGCGACGCCCGTCTTCCCCTATACCGTTCGCTTCGAGACAGGCTTCATATCCGGCTCTGAAAATGTTTTTCTCACCCTCTTGAAGTTCCTTACCGTGGTAAAACTGATACTTGTACGCAAACTTCTCTCCCTGATCTGGTGTCATTCCTTCACTCCTTTGCTTTACGCTATTGGCAGTTTCGTCATACTGAGCCATTCTCCCCTCAGACCCGGCAAGCTCCCGAAGATATACCGCGTATGTTCCCATGTTCTCACTCGCGCAGTATCTGGATATCTCCATAAGTCGCTCTCTGTCTGTCTCCGTCATTCCTGTATCCTCCCTTTCGTGTCTAACATTGCTTATACCGTTCCGCCTAACTACCCCGCGCCCGTATCTTCTCCATGGCCTCCGCCGCTCTGAACTCAAACGCGCCCTTTTCGGTAGCCCTAAGCTCGTCGATGCTCTTCGCGGTCTCCGCTGATCCGGGGACCTCCACGGATGACGGGCGCTCTGGTACCTTCGCCTGTTTCTTCTTGCACCGCTCAAACGGCTTTGCCTCGTCGGTGTACCACTCCACACCCTTGATGAGAAATGAGAGTAGGGAATAGCCCTTGTGGCCGTCTATCTCATATTCTGGATTTCCGAGTATCCCTCCGTAGTTCTGCATCGCCTTGCATGTAGCGAATATGTCGACTATCTGACTTTCACCGGCTAACCAGTCTTCTCTCTGATAGTAATTCATCGTATCAGTGCCCCTTATAGCACAGGAGGGCTTACAGTTAGCATTCCAAGCTGTTTTCAGTTGCTGAAATCGCTGTTCACTATTTTTTTTGTTTGGGTTTAATGCTTCCGCTTTTGAAAAAACAGGCTCTTCTATCTTTGTCTCTCTCTCTTGTTCTCTCTCTCTCTCTAACTCTGGTGTACATTTGTCGTACATTTGTACATCCGGCAATGCCTTTTGACCGTCTATCCTTTTGCGGTAGTCTCGCACCCTGTCCGCCTCAGTTGATGATTGACCTATCATATTTTGGATCTCGGTCATCCATATCTCATGACCATCGATAATTGATATCAAGTCAAGTTGTACTCCAGCCCGTATTGCTTCCTTCACATGGTCAACGTCATGATTCAATACGTTTGCAAGTATATCAACCTTGTCGGGATCGTATGGGATGGTCGGCGTCATCATCAAGCGGCCGTCGTACTTACTCGCCTTAAGATACATCTTTATAAGAATAAGGCTATACGTATGACCGTTTTTCATAGCTTCTAGTACCTTCACGTTGTCTTTTTCAAAATAGTTATCTTTCAGTTTTATATAGTAATACCTCTTGTTGTCGCTCACCTGTCCGTGTCCTTTTTCCAATGCGTATGACATGTATGGCGGTATCCTCCAGGAGAAGGCCATCCGCACGATATAGGCTGATTGCATCCAGGCTCATCGCACAATCCGATACATGAATCATTCAACTCCATGCAGTTCGGGCAAGCATGAACTTTCTCTTCAGAGTCAAACGGATGCACGGCTTCAAGCATGTCTTCCAATTTTCCCGACCATCCGCAACTTTCACAGCGTACGTTCATGCTTCCCCCATATAGCGATAAGGTGAGTTAGACATCATATCAATTCGCCTTGCATTGCTCTCTTTGTACTATCCACGAACATAGATCATATGCCCCATCACAACACGCTATAGTCATTCCGCTTACATCACGAACAGCCCATTGCATACCTTCCATTGCAAGAGTCAATATCTCTCCATCTTTAAATAGTATTTTATTTCCGACAAAAGCATCCCCACGCATCGGGTGAAACAACTTTGCGTCTACCATTTATTTCCTCCAAAACACAAAAGGGCTTTAGTCCGCATGGGTCGCGTTCCTGGTTGCGATGGTACTACGCACTCCAAGATTCCCAAGCGGGCTAAAGCCCTCTCATAGTGTACCATATTTCAACACGCCCCGCGAAAGGCACCTAGATACTACCACGACTCCCGCCGTCCTGTCAATCAAAACGCACGGCGTCAAGGCTAGACGGATACATAAATAAACCCGGTTCCTTTGCAGTTAACGCACGGCCCACATTCCGCTTCCGTTGGACCATATCCCCACCATCCAGTTCCGCCGCATTCAAGGCATTTCGTTTTACCTGCCCCACACCCAAGGTATTCAACAGGCTGCACGATAACCGTATCACGCCACCATCCGCAATAAATGGACATATTAAACCGCACGGCAGCCACCACCGACGATCATGGCTGCTTTGCCTTGCCGATCATTGTTTCAACCGTCTCGCGCACAATGTCGCCGATGAGCTCTGACGCCGCATCGATACGTTTTTCCGCCTCAATGTCCGACCGGCGCATCATCTCCGCTTGCTGCCTTATGGCCTTTTCAACGCCGAGCAATCGAAGCAGGTTCGCGATGGTGTCGGCAATGAGAGCCGCGGAGAGAATCAAGCCTACTACGTTATTCATTCTATCCCTCCATTTTGGGGTGACACCGTTCAAGCGCGTCAACCGCCGACCTGTATTCCATGTCGCCCGTCGTGTGAAATCCAGGCGCATACGCGATGGTCATATCCGTAAGCGCACGATATAACCGTTCGGCGTGGGCGCATAGGTGCACTATCTCAGAATGCGTGAGACAGTAGCCGGCACGTACGCGCTCGATGATCTTGTCCATGTCGCCGTGCGGTCGCTTATCCATGTTTGTTTCCTCTAACGTTGTCGAAGATCATCAAGGCAATATTTACCACGTCTTTGCACTCGTCTTCTATATTGTGCCTGTCCATAAAAAGGATCTCGGTATGCAACTCTATGGTTTCTTTCACAAGGTGTTCAAAAAGCTGGTCGTAGAACTGCGTAGACCAATGTTGTTTAGCCGCGTTTTTTGGCGTGTTCAGTTTGTCGATACACTCGTCAAGCAAGGCATGGAACCGCGCTCGCTCATCGTCTGTTATCCTAGCCATTCCTTCCTCCCAACTTATGACCCTCGTCGATCTTGCCGAATAGCGAGCACTCTTTGACGCCCCGCCCGTTGATCTTCGACTTACCCCAAGGGCATTGAGTAGCCATCGTGCAACGTGATCCGCGCCAGTAGAGGCATAGGCCGGAGTCAACTATGCGGGGTTTCATTTGGTTCATCCGGCAACGTCGTCCAGTGGGTAACATCAGGCATAGGCTCATCTGAGCTTTCAGAGTAGAACGTATCGTTATCGTCGTAAAACTCAGCGACAACAAAACGCGAGTTTTTTGGAAAAGACTTCGGAGCATATACAAGATAGCTTCCGTCTTTTTCCGGAAGTCCATCCTTCACGCTTGTCAATTTATCCATACATCCCCCTTAGTCTACGATAGCTTTCCCGACCTTAACTCCGGGAGTGAAGTCGTAATACCCTCGTACGCGATCCGTGCACCGAAACGTCGCCCCGGATATGTTCGCATACTCGTGCATGTACCTGAATAATTGCCGCTCATTCAGATTTAGGCGCCCGGATCGGCCCTCGATGACGACAATGATAAAATCCCTCGACCACCTACGCGGACGCGATTGCTGGTCCAGGAAGGCGAAGACAGCGGCGCGGATGGTCATAGTTCAGGGCCTCTAGCTAGAACAATGCGCCTTGCGTAGTCCTTCGATTCCTGCGGCGCGTCCTTCAATAGCCTTCCACTGTTATAGAACACGAGTGCTTCGTACCAGTTCCCGAATCGGTCATGAAGCGCGGACAGGTACGACATTGCGAGCGTGGCGTTGTCGATAGGGTCCTCGATGTCGAATAGGCCCATTTCCTCCGGCCAGTACTCCCTTATGAGATACGCCAGGTGTTCCGGTTCTTCCCATATCTCAAATAGGCCACGCGAATGAAACCCTCGCGACTTCTTTTTGCTTACCGCTTTCGCGTCCCCCCATTGCCCGGTATGCCTATCCCCCGACTCCTCGATCTGTTGCCAGTACGCGACGGACTCAGGGACGTGATATCCTCGAGCTATTCCGAGAACACAAAGAAGCGTTGCGCGGTCAATAGGCGCGGCGTAGAGCATGGAGGACGCAAAGGCGAAGGCGAGGAGTAGGCGCTTCACGGTCTACCCTTTTCCAATGCTATCCACTTGTCAACCATTTCTTTCGCGTCTTTCAATGAGACACCACGAGCGAACCGGCATTCCTTGATAGCGGCTATGTAGCTCGAATCAAAGCCCATAGAGTTTTTTCTGACTGGAAGCAGAGCAAGCCGTTTCCATTCTGCGTCCCTGCCGGGTATCTGATCCTTGAACGGCTTCGAAAGTATGCCGAGAAGGTAACCGAACATAGTGCCGATCCCTACGCCAACAATGATCGCCTGTGCAGTAGTAAGATTCATATCGCCTCCTTATAAGTGCCGATAGGCTTCTCAGTATACGGATCAAGCAGCGTGACATTATTCCGCGCCCACTCGATCCACGCTTCGTCACCATCGGTTAATTCGCCGTAACACCCATTTCTCAGGTGCTCGACGTCCTCGGCAAATCGCTTGGGCGAATACCCGTATGATCCCGCCGAGTGCTTGTCGCGGATGTTCTCGAGCCATGCCGCGCGCGTAAGCTGTAACACTGGATCATCCCACGTTGGGGTACGGCGAGTCTCTGCCTTCATGCCCTTGCGGTAAACGGTCTGCGTACCGTCGCCGTTGTACACTACCGCCGTATCGGTACCGGAGTCGACGAGACAAGGGCCGAGCACCGACTGAGTCTGTGCGGCTAGAAGCTCACCGCGTGCGCCGTATCGGTCCATTATTTCAGCCTTCCTAGCAATGACCGCCTGCGCATCCTTTCAGCCTTCTTGTCCGCATGAGTCCACGACCACCACAAAAAACGCTTCCATGGATTTATGACGTGACCCGTCTCGTGGCAATATTCGCATGGATAGTATGGACCGGTACCATCGTCAAGTATTACTTCCGTTTCCCCTCCGTCGCCTTCACAACATGGGCATGTAACGAAATGCTTTTCAAACCACATTATTACGCGTCGATACCATGGATACCACACCATTCAGCCTCCTCTATTTGTCGTATCAGCTCGGCGCACTTGCTGGGATTATTGCCGATGTTCATTGCGCTATTGCACCGACCCGCGTGCGTAGTCGCCTTGTTTAACCGATGGTCGATTATGCGGTCGCCATACTCGTGTCGAAGGGCAACGGTATTCGCAATTCTATGCGACACCTGGAAAGAGTTGATATCGACCGGATCACCGCACGCCTGACATATACCACCGTCACGGGAGTATATGGCTAGGCGCTCTTCGTAGAGAGCAAGGCCCGCACGAGTTACCCCGTCATACTTTGGCGTAATACCGTGCGGGCGCATGGCTATTTCAGGTTCCCGATTCTCATACGGGACATGGATACTACCGCACCTATCCCGTTTATGATTGCCTGAGCTTCTGCGTCTGATACCATTGGAGCCTGGACCGCTTCGAGCGCTTCGATGTAGACGAGAACCTTCTCGGCGTCTCCGGCTTGCGCGGCTTTTCGTGCGGCTTCGATCTTTGCGAGCCTTTCAGCTTCTACGCGTGCGGCTTCCTTTCTAGCCGCTTCGGCTTCCGCGTCCGCTTTGGCTTGCAGTTCACGCCGCGCCTTTTCCGCTTCCTGCCGGAGCCGTTCGTTTTCGGCTTCTATCTTGGCTTGCTCGGCGCGGGCCGCTTCGTCCTTAGCCTTTTGTTCGGCTTCGACTCGCGCGCGTTCGATAGCTTCGGCTTCCTCGCGGGCCTTACGCTCGGCGAAAAATGCGGCTTCCCGCTTTTCCGCTTCGTCCTTGAGCCGTGCGTTTTCCTCGGCGATACGGGCGCGCTCTTCCTGCTCGGCTTTCTCGGCGGCGATGCGGTCCTCTTCGGCCTTTCGCTGCGCCTGTGCCCTGGACTCGGCCGCGATGCGGGAGTTTTCGAGCAACTGCGCGTATGACGCTTCGGGCATGTTGCCGAGGTCATAGAAGGAAGTATCGACTTCGTATACCGCGAGAGCTTCGGCGCGGGAAACGCGGATAGCTTCGATCCGCGCGGCTTCTTGTCGCTCGACGAATTGTTCCTTTTCAAGCAACGCGGTTTCGAGCGGTTTCGTCACGCCTTCGATGAGGTTGTATATCGAGTCGATGAATCGTCCCTCAATGACGATGTTTTCCTTGAGCTTCTTGCGCGTCTTCTCGGCGTTGACGCGGATTTCCTTGAGCTGCAACCGGCCCTCGCGGGCGAGCTTCATTTCCTTCGTTTGGGACACGTCGGTTATGACGAGACCCGCTGTCTGTTGTTCCCATTTCGCGGCTTCCTCGAAATACTGAGTAAACGAGTCGAGCACCGTTTGAGCCTTCGTCTTCTCGATGCCGCTGTTCGCCACGATGACGGCCAGCGCTTCCGGTTGCTTCGCAACTTCTTTCGTCTCTACGTCTGACATGATACCTCCTAGAATAATCCTTGATCTTTGTTGAATCCCGCATCAGCCGCCGCGTCGATGTCGGGAGCCGCCGGTTTCTCGTCAACGATCTCAGCTTCGACCGCCGCCGCTTTCCCCGCCGACATGGTAGACGGAACAGCTTCGGTATTCGCGCGTATCCAATCTTCGGCGCCCTTGCGTGATCCTGGTTTCGCCAAACGATCGCGCCAAGTGTCGGCCGCTGCTTCGGTGAGCTTTCCAGACTTCACGGCGTGGTCAAGGCGCGCTTCGTATTCGTCGGGATTGATTGGAGCCGTATTCGCGGGCTTCGTTTGCGCGGCAGGTTTAGACGGTTCGGATCGTGAGGGCGCGTCACCGTGCGTAACATCAATGAAGTCTTCGGCGTCTTGGGAAAATATATCCGAAGCCGCGCACGCCTGGATTGTGGCCGCGACATAGGAGCGCTTCCCGGATATTTTTGCGACCGTGTTCCAAACGTCGGCTATGTCAGGATTCTCTATTTTACCTACCGGCTGTTTCGTTATAGATTCGTCGTCATCCTTAAACTTTGCGCCGCACCCTCCTTTTTTGGCGAAGCATACATACCCGCCGCCGTACTCTTCCTTTCCCTTTATGATAGACTCGGACCCACAAATAGGGCACTTCTTGGCTTGATTGCGCCACCTATATTTTGATTCCTTTGTCGAGCAAGTCCCTATGCCTTCGGATATCTTCACGCCGCTTTCAATATGGAATATCTGGCACTTTGACCGGACTTCCCTGTGATCTCCTCCGAGGTCAAAATACTCTTGTTCATACTCGGCGCGAAACCTAAACATGAAATTGAGCTTGTCGGCCCCCGGCTTCAACAGGTTCTTTTTCGTATCACCTGGAAAGCTTGGACCGTAATGCTCACCCTCTGTCATGAGGTCGCGCATAAGCTCCTGAATCTTAACTACCTGGTTTTTAACCTCTTGCACACTGAGGGCGTATGCGCTCGGCGAAGATACGACGATATCCCTTGTATCGCTCATCTGCTTTCCCCCTTCCTCTGCCGTATGGCCCTATCAGTACGCTGCTCGCGCTTGCCTATGTAATCTTCCATGGCGGTCAAAATGAGGAACTTTATGTACTTCGGGTCACCCTTATCGTACGCCTTAAATCTGGCGTACATTGCATCATCAAGGTCTAAGACAACGCGTTTCACGTCTACCCCCTATAAAGTCTTGCGGCTTCGCTATCCTGCGCAGCGCTACGATAGCAATACAGACAGTGTAAACCACGTTTGGCAATAAAGCAAGCCGTTTCTAAATTATCAGGTTAGAGGGCGTGTATATCCCACGGCTTGCGGGACTTTCGGCGATTGCGCCACCAGTCGGCAACGCGCTTACACCATGGCAAAAACGTGCGGTGATACCACGGCTGTACCTTGCGAAAGTAGAACACGGCAAGTCCCACGATTGCGCACACTATCGCGTAGGGAAGCGCGGAACCGAGGAAGGCGGAGAGGGTCATTCGCGCACTTCCTTTCTCGCTTCCTTCGTCGAGTTCTCCCCGCGCATCTTCCCCGCCTGCTTGTCTCCACTCGTAAGTCGTGCCCACGACGGCGTAGCGTGTTGCTCTCGGCCTTGCTTGGAACGCTCACTATTATTAGCGACGGGGGCTATGGTAGAGAAAAGCACGGGGCACGAATTATCTTGCGGATCATCCCCGCTATAGGTGTGCGTCCTTTCGTACATTGACTCGATGTGAAGGTGTAGCCGGAACATTATCGCAAGCCCTCCATGGCCCGGACGACTGCGCCCGGCAAGTCGCGCTCGATCTGTGCGCTTAGTCTTTCGGCGGG